AATTGAATAAAGATTTTTTCAGTGATTTTAGTTTGGTAATAGGAGATGAAGCACATCTTTACAAAGCTCGTTCTCTTACCAAAATATTGAAAAATCTAGAAAATACTCCTTATCGAATTGGAACTACAGGAACACTAGACGGAGTAGAAGTACATAAATTAATATTAGAGGGGTTATTCGGTACGATAAAGAAAATAACCACTACAAAAGAACTTATCAAGAACAAGACTATATCATCGATTGATATAAATTGTCTTATTTTAAAATATAATAAAAAGGAACGTGCCATTGTATCAAAAATGAACTATCAAGAAGAGATAGATTTCATAGTGGGTCATCCAGAACGAAACAAGTATATTTGTAATCTTGTAAATGGTCTGAATGGGAACACATTAGTTCTATTTCAATTGATAGAAAAACATGGTAACATTCTACATTCAATACTAGAAGATCTAATTGATTCTTCTAGAAAAATCTTTTTTGTTTATGGAGGAACAGATGCGGATTCAAGAGAAAAAGTCAGAGAACTTGTCGAGAAAGAAAANGATGCTATTATCTGCGCAAGTTATGGTGTATACAGTACCGGCATCAATATTCGGAACATTCATAACATTGTTTTCGCTTCTCCTTCTAAGAGTCGTATTAGAAATTTACAGTCAATAGGTAGAGGGTTGAGGAAATCTGATACTAAAGATTCAGCAATACTTTATGATATTTCAGATGATCTAACTCATAATGATAGGAAAAATTATACATTAAACCATTTTTCCGAAAGAATAAAAATTTATAGTTCAGAACAATTTCCTTATAAAATATATGTAATATCACTCAAGGGGGTAACATGAGTTCTCACAAATATATAAAACTTTCAACAGGAGAAGAAATTCTGGCTGTGTATTTGAAACCAACAGATGGGTTTTTTAATCTGAAGCACCCAGTGCAAATAACTCATGTGTTTGAAAAAGATGAAGAAGGAGTTCGTTTTACGAAATGGATACCTTACACGGATGATGAAATAATTCCTGTATCTACGAAGTATGTGGTAACAATGACTAGTTTATCTAAGAAGATGTCAAAGATATACGATGATATACTAGGAGAACAAGAAAATAATGATATTGATTCATTTGAGGTAACTAGTATGTTAGTCAATTAGTGTTGTAGCAGTATCTTCATCTCAAACCCTACAGAGTAATTATACCAGATACGACAGAATTAGTCAAGTCTTTTTTCTAGTAAAATAACACTTGACTTTATTGATATAACTTGTTATAATAATATATTATCAACAATTACTAAAAGGATTTAAATGGCTAGACCACGAACAAAACAACATTATGTAGACAATGAAAAGTTTCTAATAGTCATGGGAGAGTATAGGGAAAAATACCTTAAATCTGTTGATGCTGGTGAAGAACGTAAACCCCAATTGTCAGACTATGCCGGTGAATGTTTTCTAAAAATAGCAGAAAGATTATCTCATAGACCTAACTTCATAAACTATGCTTTCCGTGAAGAAATGGTGAGTGATGGAATTGAAAATTGTGTGATGTACGCAAGTAACTTTAATCCTGAGAAATCCAAAAATCCATTTGCATACTTCACTCAAATAATATATTACGCCTTCCTAAGAAGAATAGAAAAAGAAAAGAAACAACTCTACATAAAATACAAACAAATGGATGCCCACAATTCCATCGAAGATAATTCGGATATGCAATCTATGACTGTTGGTGAACAAAGTGGTGTAGCTGCAGGAGCAACTTTAATGACAGTTGATAAACGGGCTAATATCTATGATTTCATCTATCAGTTTGAAGAAAAGAAAAGATCGAAGAAGAAACCTAAAGTGGTGTCAAAGAAAAAAGATGAAGATATTTTAGAACTATCCCCCCTTACTTCCTTTATGAGAGCTTGTGCATGAAAGTAGCGTTGATTACCGATACACATTTCGGTGCTAGAAATGATAGTCTTTTATTTTTAGATTTCTTTCGTAAGTTCTATGAAAATATATTCTTTCCTACTCTGAAAGAGAGAGGTATTACCGATGTGATACATTTGGGTGATGTGGTTGATAGAAGAAAATTTATCAACTTCAAGACGCTCAATTCGATGAAAGAGATATTATTTCATCCTTTAGAAGAAATGGGTGTAAACACTAGACTCATTGTTGGTAATCACGACATCTATTATAAGAACACTCTCAAAGTAAATTCAATGGAAGAACTGACAAGAGGAATGAACAATGTTTCGGTTTATTCAGACCCCTGTGAAGTGTCTCTGACAAAAGAACATAAGGTATTGTTTGTGCCTTGGATGTGTGATGATAATGAAGATGCAACAAAAGAACTAATCGAAAAGACAAGAACTAAAGCAGCATTTGGTCATCTACATTTAGAAGGCATAGAAATGAACAAGGGTTCTTTTAGTATGGATGGATATCCCTCAACGATGTTCAAGGCATTCCAAAGAGTATTTTCTGGACACTTTCATCATCGTTCTACTACTGGAAATATCACATATCTTGGTAATCCTTATGAGATAACTTGGAGCGATTACAACGACAAACGAGGATTTCATATCTATGATACAGAAACAATGGAAACAGAGTTTATAGAAAATCCATATTCAATGTTTCATAAGATATATTACAACGATGAGAAAAATGATTATGGTAACCTCTCAAAATATGAAGATACTTATGTAAAAATAATTATTGAAAATAAAAACAATAATTATATGTTTGAAACTTTGATGGATAAATTGATTGATGCTGGAACTAGTAATATTTCGGTAGTAGATAATCTTTTTGATATGGAAGATTTAGGAGATGATATAGATGGAATTGAGGATGTTGAAGATACAATGAGTGTAATCAAAAATTGTGTAAATGGATTACAAATAGAAAATAAAGAAGACTTGAATAAATTGATGCAAGACCTTTACGGTGAAGCTTTGACAATGGAAACAGTATAATGAACAGACAAGAAAGAAGAAAACAAGAAAAAATATCTAAAAAGGGAAATAATCCTACTCAAATTAAAATGGAACTGAAAATGGATTTGTTACAGCCATGGTCGGTTCCTTTAATGAGAACAGAGTTACCACCGTATGTTTTAGAAGGAATGATTGAACTTACAGATGATATGATAGCAGATGAAAATTCTGCAAGTCATGGATCTCAACTTGCTGGTCAAATAAAAACAGAATTAACTATAGATATTGAACGTTTGAAAAAAAATAATTTGGATAAGTTTTTTGATACAATGATTAAACAGTTTGTAATTTATGCAAAATCTCAACAAACACCGTATAATGAAGAAATTAAGAAAGAAACGTGGTTGACTCAAATAGTGGCCATGTGGGTTGTTTCTCAAGAACCAAATGAATATAATCCTCTGCACCACCACACCGAATGTCAAATTTCTGCTGTAATGTATCTGAAAATTCCAAAATTAAAAAAAGAAAGAAAAGAACATAGACGGCATATTGATGGCGCTATTACTTTTGTTGCAAATTCATCGTTGGATAAAGATTTTTCACATCCCAATATTACAATTCCACCTGTTGTTGGTGATCTTTTTATTTTTGGAGCTAACCAACAACATTCAGTCAATCCATATCGTTGTGAAGAAGAGGATACAGAAAGAAGAAGCGTTTCTTTTAATGCTATATTTTCGTCTGAAAAACTTTTTGAACAACAGAAAAAAGCTTTCGAGGAGCAACAATTAGAAGGGATATCGTGAGCAACAGACAAGAAAGAAGAAGAAGAGAAAGAGATGCTAAAAAGACACCGAAACAACACCAGATGGAAATGAGGCTTCTTCAACCTTGGTCTGTTCCTGTTCTTCAGATAAAGTTACCGTCCGAAGTATTGGATACAATGATTGCAATTTCAGATGATGTAATTGCTGATAAAGAGTCAATAAATCATGGCGAATATCTTGCTGGTCAAATAGATACAGAATTACGAGTATCNCATGAGATGTTAGTAGATGCTGGAATAATGATTTTTTTTCACGATGTTGTAAAGCAGTTCGTATTACACACGAAAATGCAACAATTTCCCTTTAACATTGATGTAGTTCAAGCCGAAAAATATTTTGTTCAAATGTTGACAATGTGGGTTGTTTCTCAACAACCAAATGA